CGTGTGATAGATACCCGTGTTGAAGGTTGGCGCGGCTGGCTCTTTGGGCTGGCGGTAGTATTTACCGCCTGGATACTGCCAGTTATATCCCTGTGGATAGGCGGGGTTATACGCGTAATCCGCCCACCTCGCACCAATGTATTCATTGTTGCGCGTGTTATACGGGTCGTAGCCGTTACGGTATGCCTGTTGATTCCAAGCATTTTGTTGGGTGCGTCTCTGCGCCATCAGCGCCTGCATCCGGCGGTTAGCGGCGGCAATCTGTTCCTGCCTCACCCTGTTCAGTTCGCGTTGTTCCGCGAAGTAATCATAGGTATCGCGCGGGTTAGGTTGCGCGGGTGTACGGACAGTGCGCGTTTGGGGGACGCGATAGTTCGGGCGGTAGTTAGGCGGAATGTAATTCAGTTCATACACGCCATCAACAAGCTGCTTGTGATTAACTTGGCTTGGCATTTTGTTCTCCTTCCAGAATCGCCATGATTTCAGGGTTCTGTCTGGCAGCGGCGGCTAACTTTGGATCAGCCTCGATTTGCGCCCGCAGCATTTGGATAGCCGCGGTAAGCAGTGGTTCGCTCCACTTATCGGACAACTCTTGTAGCTGACCTTTAGAGAAAGCCTTAGCCAAGAGGTAGAGATTGCTGGCATCCACTACGGTAATCACATCTCACCTTCCTGCAATTCTTGCGGTTCGCCTGTGGCTGGTGTTGGTTTCATTCCTGGTCGTGAAGCTGGCAGAGCGCCCTGTGCCACAATCGAAGGCATCCCGCCCATATTCGGATTATTCTGGTCAGCGAAGCGAGCGCGTTGCTCAGCCATAGACATTGCCTGTGCCCGCTGTAATTGTTCCTGTTGGCGCATCGCGCGTCCCTGCATCTGCTGCTGCTGCAGCATCTGCGCTTGTTGCTGTTGCATCTGAGCCTGCTGCTGCATCTGAGCCTGCTGCATTTCCGCCTGGACCTGTTTGCGGATGTCATTTTCCATTGCCTTTGTGAAATGTTCCTGCACCATCTGTTCCACAAAGCGTTCTTCGATGACCTTTTTAGTCATTTCCTTAGACTGCCCGATATTGAGGATATTTTCGCGTATCCACTCATCCGAAGCGAGACCCTGTTGTTTGAGCATATAGGCGATATTCGCCTGTTGGAGTTTATCCTGCGGGAGTTCGGCATCCAGTTGCACGTCAATAACCAAATCGTCCGGCAACTCCTTCGGGTCGATATTCAGTTTGCCACCTTCGTACAGTGCGGTGCGCAAACTATTTTTGTCCTTAATCATATCGAACATCAGTTCTAATCCCGTACCGATGCCCCAGCCGCCGCAGCGCTGGAATGAAATCAGTGGCAATCTGCCGGACTGTGTGAGCAAGGCAATTGCAGAATATGCCAAATTGGTATTACCGCCCTGACCGAGCGCAGTCTTATAGATAGTGCTTTCCTCAAACAGTTTATTGGCGACATCCAGCCCATAGAGCATATCTTTATTGAGGACATCTCTTTGGAGAGGCGACAATCTATCGCCAGGGTTGAGATGTACGATGCCGCCGACGTTCCCGAAGTCTATTTCAATCTGACTATCGGGTTCAGAGCGTTCGTGCACGAACATTGCATTAGAGGCGACTGCAAACAGGTTGGTATACATTGCAGTCAGTTCAAGGTTCTGTCTATCCCACAAGTCTCCCTTCCACGCGCCGTACAGGAGTGGCTGGTACTGGTATTCAGGGTCATCCTGGAGCAGGAAACCTTCTGCGCCCTGCACAATAATCGGGATGCAGGGCAGGTCGTGGCGACCATTGTTCTCTTTGCCAACGAGAGGCTCGGAAATGTTGTCGACCCAGGCGAAATGCACATCCAAGTTCCAATAATCCTTGTAGACCACGACATCGGTGTCACTTTTATCCTTTAGCTGCTCCAATTCCCCGAACATAGCCTTAATTTGAGCGTAGGTCATCTCAGTTTCGCGGTAATAGGCGCATAAGCCGAAGGAATCGAACTCAGCGTTGCCGCATTTAGGGTCAAGCGGCTGAAAAATGAAGGGTGTAGCGCCCGCGATGCGTTCATAGCGGGTAATAGCGGCTTTAGAGGCTGTTTTCCCGCGTTTTTTCTGGAGTTTCAGCAAATCCTCGGTGTCCGTGAGCGCCAGATGGAACTGTCCATAGCGCAAAAGCGACCCCACAAGCTCATAGTGGACGGGTTTCTGGTTGATTCTGCCGGACTGGTAGAGGACAGCTTTGCACATTTTCTCTATTTGCTCAGAATTTTCGACTGAAACAGGGTCATTCTTATCGTGGGGGACAGAGACAATAGGTTCAGATGCGGTGAGCAGGCGCATAGCGCCCAGGTACTGGTTACGAGCTTCGGGGGAGATGGTGATTTTGAGAGTGGGGTCAGTGGGTTTACTTTTCCACTCCATATTAATCATCAAGTCCATCTCCCGCTGCATTGAATGTAATGTTGCGTATTCGCCGAGCAAGTCCTGCCCGTGTTGTTTAGCCTGATTGAAATTATCCACGATGACCTCCTGGTCAGATGTGTTCCAGATTTAGGAACGGAGACTTAGTATATTTTGATGGTTGTGGTGCGCGGTAATCGCGGACAGAAGTTAATAAATATTTAAGTGCGTCGTAGGCGTGGTCTTCCATACGGGTATCTACGTCCTCAGTATGGTACTTGTCATAGACCAATTGGGAGAGTTGTTTAACCAGGTTTGGGCAAGTGTTGAATATAAGCAATCCAGGCAGTCCGTCCTCCATTGGGTTGAGAAGACGATCCACTTTTCGTTTCCCGTCCAATCGGTCATTATTACCCTTTCGCAAGGGGACTCCGTTTTGGGCGTAAATCTGCGCAGAAGAGGTAATGAACTCCTGCGTCTTTCGTGTCCACATAGCGGGGTCAGCGAAGCGCAGGGCTTTCTTTTCGAAGTCATCGGACATATCGAGGATTTTACGTGCCTGCTGTCTATCGGTAAGTTCCGTTTCATAGATCTCCTTGTAGATAATAACGCGTCCGTTATCGGGGTTACGAGCGCCGAACAGGGCGCAGAAGGGAGCGCGGTAGCCGGAGTCGATCCCGACCAATCTTGTCCAGTAATCTGGAATATCAATCGGGTCAATGACGTGGGTGCGCTTATTGAAAGTCTTGAAAGCCAATCCCTTGAACACATCCCAATCGCCCAGCAGCCAGGCGCGTTTGAGGTCGTCTGGCAGGGAATTAAGCATCAGGTAGTAAGAGGAATCAAGGTGTGGGTTGTCGGTGGGGAGCGCCGGAACGAAATTGAACTCTGAACTCAAAGGTTCTAATTCGGGTGGATATACGTGGTGTATAAAGTAATTCTTCACCCAATCATTACCAATTCCGTCTGGGTTACTTCCGGCGATGAAGCAAGGTTTTTTAAGACCAGCCCATCTCAAAGAGCCGATGAGGATATTGAATGTGTCCACGGTGTGTTCAGTGAGTTCATCGACACCGATGATGCCGAACTCGGCGGATTTATATTTTGTGGACTCATCAAGGTTTCTCAGGGTCAGTGCGCCCCCCCCGAATTTTTTATCAAGATAAAACGCCAACCCAAGCGTCTTATTTTCTTTGAGAACGCCGAGCCAGGAAGGGAACTCGGACGCAATCTTACTAATCTGGCGGTCTTTCAAGTTGGTATAGGTAGACGAAAACAGACCGCCCACGATACCAGGGAAGCCCATTTTAGCCTGATAGAGAATCCAACTAAGCATCGCCCAGCGAAGCCAATAACTTTTGCCGCCACCCCTGGCACCCCCGTACAGGGTAAAGGTATGTTTGAACATTGATTTGAAAGCCTCATCCTGGCGTGGGGTGAAGTTTACCAAATCAGTGAGGGAGACAAAGCCCTCTTTACTCGTCTGGCTCATCCGTTATTTCCTTGTCGAAGATGATGCCGTCCACTCCGCCGGAAACCTCAATGTTGGTAACGGGCGGTTCGATGTAGCGGAACAGGCGGATGAGATGTTTCATCCACTCGCTTGCGGGAAAATCAAATGTAACGCCCTTGATCACATTCCCGTTCTCATCAACTCTGTCCGGTAATTTCACTTTTCCGGTGGAGATAAGCTGTGCCATCGCGTCAGCCATAATCTGGCGGCGTTCAAGCTTTGTGAGATTGTCGCCAATCAGCACTTCAATTTCTTTTCCAAACTCAACTCTGATAAGGCTTGCCAGGGTATGCTCAGCCTTTGGTCTTCCGGCTGGATTGTTGACGCTTCCTGGTAGAAGCCGTCCGCGCGCGTCTCTCGCAACTGCCATAATTGCCTCCGCAGATAGAATGTTAGTCCTTACTACACTACCATATTGTACACCATTAGTCAAAGGTTTGCTGTCAAATGTCCGTCACTTGTCCACGTTTTGTCCGTCTCGCGTCCATTAAACGGACAGCACACGGACACAGATAAAGAAGAGAAGAAGAAGAGATAAAGAAACAGAAAGAGAACAGAAGAGAAACAGAAAGAGAACAGATGCAGAAAATTTTCTCTTTTTCCCGTCTGCGGGGAAAATTGGGCATAAAATAAAGATAACCCTTCATAATGATAGATTACACATTATTCGGTACAAATCTTGAATTTACCCGCATATTTTACTTCCAGAGGCTAATTAGAATGAATCCACAAATAACTAACGGATAGAATGATAACAACTGCCAGCATATCGGGCAGTTTGCGAAACTACCTGATAATCAGGACTTCGATTGTAGTCGATGAAATTTGAGAATTAATAATTATGATTATTATAATCGACAAAAAGTTTTGTCAATAAGTTGACATAAGTTCTGGTATCACGGAGTTTTGTCAATTTTTTGATTTTTGTCGATTATGTTCTACGGATTATGGCGTAATCGTTTGGCAAAAGTTGTGAGGGATTACGATATGGCTGGTAGGGGATGTATCCGGATTTCAATTGCGGCGTTTAGGTGACGCAACCGACATCCCCACACCAGCCTGTATTTCCCGCTGCCATCCTACGCATCGGGTGGATAGCCCTCCTCCCTACATCCATAAGGACTTCAAGTGGATTAAGGATATTATACCACTAAGTGCGAGAGTCTGAATAGAATTTAGTCGTCTGCGCACATGTGATTGTGGGATATGTATACGGCGGAACATCTCTAAGCCACGGAGCAATCCATATAGGCGCAATAGGTCTGTTTTCAATATCGGTGACTTTCTGCTGTAACAAAGCGACTGTCTTTTCAAGTTCCTCAATCCGTTTGAGCAGTTCTTCTTGATGGTTGGGCATTTTTTCAATTCTATTAGATAGAAATCGAATTTGCGCCCCATGTGCGATAATTTGTGACCGCAACTCTCCAAAATTTGCCTCCAACCCCCTGATCATTCTAAACAGTTCTTTTTTTTGCATTTTCATTGTTCCTCCAACTACTGTAGTGGGGGGCGAACACTCTTGCGCTTAGAGAAAACAGCCCGCCCCCCAAGCCTGATGCTCTCCGCCTCGATGTACAGCGAGACCCGCAGAGAACAGAGCAGTGACCAGCAAAACCGCATCCGGGAGTACATATCCACTCATGCGGGCGGGGAGCGCGACATCCCCATTATAAGCTGGTGGCGGGAATCGAACCCGCGTTCCGAACGCTTACAGGGCGTTCCACAACCATACACCAGCGTTTATCTTAGTGAGGCTGCCGGCATCGAAGCCGGATTTCCAGCCACCTCAGCTCAGGCGCTGGAGCACACCTGTCAGCTCCAATGAGATTATAGCAGATGTTTTAGATGGGGGCCAGTATTTTACCTTGCAATTTTCTGGAGTGGGTATTCCAGTTCCGCAGTGGTCATCGAACAACAGGGGACCCCCTACCCCCTGTTGTTCTCGACCCTGCTGCGGGGGGGGTGAGATTATCACGGCG